ATGCTTATGGACTTATTCCTATTTTTTCCTACACAGAACGATTGATTCCGCTAGATGCTTACACAAAGGCTGTTTCTTTAAATGATGCTACGATTGTAAGTTTGATTCCTATTCAGAGAGAGTATAATAGGTGGAACTCATTAACTAGCCTAGCTTTGGAAAGAGCTACTAAGATTAAAGTTTTATCGCCATTTGATGCTTTGATCAATAGAAAACAGATGTTTGATGATGGTGGGATTGCTATTATTGATTATCAAAGTCAACTTGGTCAGCCCCATCAATTAAAATTAGATCCTCTTCCTGTATTTACTATGGAGTGGAAGCAAAACTTAGAGCGAGAACTTGAAAGTGGGGGAAGTGTGCATGAGGCCAGTTTTGGTAGATTGCCGGAACGAGCTTCTCATGCTTCAGGGACACTTGTTAATTTATTAGTTGAGCAAGATGATGTTGTTATTGATCCGATGGTTAAAGATGTAGATTATGTATTTAGTCAGGCTTGGAGTTATGCGCTTAAACTAGTTCAAGATAATTATACTCGTCCACGTCTTTTGAAAATTGTCGGTGAAGATTATGCTGGTGGAGTAATTGAATTTGAGGGGGCAGATTTAAAAGGTAATACCGATGTAAAAGTAACTTCACAACTTGGTTTACCTAAAAGCAGACCATTACGAATCCAGTATATTATGCAAATGAGAGAAGCTAAATTATTAACTGATGATAAAACTACTATGGAGTTAATTGAATTTGGGCAGGTAAAAAAACTATTTAGGGATACTCTTTTACATGAAAGAAAAGCTACTCGTGAAAATATGATGATTAGCAAGAATCCTAATATTGATCCGCAGAGTATTCTTGATTTGTTATATGAATTAGATGATGATACTACTCATATTAAAATTCATTTAAGAGATAGATTATCTCCTAAATATGAACAATATACAGAAAATCAAAAAGAAGCTTTGAATCTTATGATTAAGTCGCATCAGGCTAAATTAGCTGGTCAAGTTCCTCCTGCTCAGACCCCTGGGGGTCAACCTGGAGAACAACCAGCCATGCAGCCTGGACAAGAAGTGATTCCTCCTGAAGAATCAACTCCCAATGAAACAGTAACACCACCTCCTACTGGACAAGTGGTTTAACTGTTGAAGGGAACATTTTAAGAGGTTTTTATAATGTCTCCTACAAAAGCAGACTTAGAAGATGTCTTCGGAAAATCCGATGAACTCGAATCTGATGACTTGGAAGTTCTAGACGAAGAGCCTGAAGAGGCTGTAACGGAAGAACAAGACCAAGAAGTAGAGGAAGGGTCTGAGGAAGAAACCGAAGAAGAGCCGGAAGAAGAGAAGGAAGAAGAAGCAGAGGTAGAAAAAAAGACAGCAAAAGAGCTAGAAGCTGGAAAAGTTGAACGGAAACTCACAAAGGAACTTGAAGGAATTTTAGCTCAATTAGGTAAAGATGAAACCTTGAAATCTCAAGGTCTTGAAGTAAAGTTATCTGACTTTACACCTAAAGAACTGAGGGATTTTATGCAAAAGGGTTTTCGTTTTTATCAGCACATGCAAGAACTCTCTGAAAAAGAGGGTCAACTTGCGAGAACGGATCAACAATTAAGGGAAGCAGCAATACAGATCCAATCCCTTCAGTCTCAGATTGATAGCAAGCTGAAAAGCATGGCTTTTACTGGTGGACAGGAAACAACCATGCCGAAAGACCTTGAAATAGATGAGGCCGAAGATACTCCTGACGTGGTTATGCTCAAGAAAACTGCACAGGCTCAATGGAAACATAATCGATCTTTAGTTGATAGGATTGATCAAATTGAGGGTGGTTTTCAACAACAAGCGAGTGCTAGTAGAGACGCTGAACTTAAAAGAGAAATTGACTTACTTGCATCAGATTATCCTACAGCAAGTAAAGAAGAGGCTCTTGCGGTTTATATGCTTAGTAATGGACAGATTCCTATGAGAAAGATTATGGAACGTGGTGAACAAATTTATGGGAACGTAGATCTTGTTCACAAAGTTTTTGAGCATCATCCTGAAGTTCGTAAAGCTATTTTTGATGAAATGACTAAGGAATATCATGTCAGGTTAAAGAAAGCTGCAAATAAGCGTTTACCTGTGAAACAGGTTGGTACTGGTACTAAGGTTGTTGCTCCTGGTAAAAAGAAAGAGTTGGTTACGTTCTCAAATGTCGGATCGAAAATATTGAAAGACCTCAAGCGAAAACAAGCGGAGCTTGAGGAAGAAATTTAATAGATATTCTCGGACGGCCTAAAATTTTAGAGGACTTTAAACGTGCCTACAATGCAAGAATTTCAGTACATTCAAAGCGTACTGAAAGAGTGGTACACGCCTGCAGTTATTAACCAAGTTCCCAAAAAGTCTCCTCTTTGGGCTATTGTAAAGAAAAAGATTAGCCAGACCGATGCTGGTGGAAGACGAGTTTATATCCCTGTTCAAGTTGGTATGACTGAGGCTGTTGGTGCTAGGGCTGCTAATGATTATTCTCTTCCCAATGCTCAGAGAAATTCCTACAATGAAGCCTATATCTACATGAAAAGAATGTATGGTAGGGTTATGATTGATGGTTTTTCGATCAAGTCGTCAAAGGGAAGGGGTGGATGGATTGATGCTCTTACTGGTGAAACCAAATCGGCTACTGATGCTTTTGGAATTGACATTGACCGACAGTTGATGGGTACTGGTAAAGGTATTTTAGCTGCTGTGAATGGTGCTATTGCTGGTCAGGTTATTACTGTTAATATGCCTGGAGGAGTTACTGGTGATACTCCCAATACTAAATGGTTTAGAAAGGGTCAGGTAATTAGTATCTATAGTACTGCTGGAGCAGCTCATGCTACCTCTGTTTCGATTAGTGCTGTTGATGTTGCTAATAGTCAGATTACTGTTGTTGGGGATATTACTGCTGTTGTTAGTACTGACTGGATTTTGAAAGAAAAGACTTTTGAGGCTACTGCTACTCTTGGAAGCGGTGAATTGATGGGTATTAATGGAATTATTGATACTGCTAATTATCCTGGAACTACTTTTGAAGGAATTGATCGAGGCGCTGAATCTCTGTGGCAAGCCCAAGTAAAACCTGGTGCTGGTGTTCTTTCTGAAGTTCTGATTCAAGAATTTTTGGATCAAATTGATGATAATACTGATACTGAAGATGGAATTGATTTAATCTTTACTTCAAAGACTCTTCGGAATAAGTTGATTTCCCTGATGCAGGCTTTTAGAAAACTTGAGACCCTTACTTTTAATGCTGGTTGGAAAGCTATTAAGTTTGTAGGTGGGAATGTTGAACTTCCTATTCTGACTCACAAAAATATGCCTGTGGGTTATATGTATTTTCTGTGCTTACCTCACCTGAAACTTTATATGTTGCAACAGATGGAATGGGATGATACTGGTGGAACTGTGAAGGCTGTGTCTGGTTATGATGCTTTTGAGGAATGGTTCTCCTTTTACGGAAACTTCGGAAGCGATCTTCCTAATTCCATGGGTAAAATGACTGGTGTTACTACTTCGTAACTGTTGATTTTTTGGTATGGGGAAGGTTTCAGCCTTCCCCACTACCTTTTATTTATTGGAGGGAATTAATGTTTATTGCTCCACGATGGTTTCAACGTGATGTCCAATTAATTGATAGGGACTGGTTTGTTTGCTGGAATCCATATAAAGAACGCTGGCAAATTAGAATGTGGAGAGTGGATTCTCCATTTGATAGAAAGATTAATACAGACTTTCCTACGATTGCCCGTAAAAGTGTGGCAATTGAGACTGTTTGTTTTTATGATGAAAACTTTACAAAAGATATAGGATATAAACCTTTGGATCAAAGGACTCTTCATTCTTTGCGCATATCTCGTAAAAATGCAGAAAATCCAGATTATGTCTTAAAACAAATTGATGATGCTAATGCAAAGTTAGACGAGGAATGGGATAAGGAAATTAGTCTTATGGCTAAAGAAGTGGCTGTGGCTGATTGGAAACATCGAAAAGAGTTATTTGTGGATTTTGGAGCTAGGTAATGACAGACCAAGAATTTATTTTTTTTGTGCGTTCTCTCTTGAATGAGGCTTCAGAGAAAGCAAAGTTCTGGTTGGATACTGATATTGAAGCCTACAAGAAAGTGGCTATTTCTATAGTTAATGGATTGTTCTGGAATCATTTATATATATTCAAGAAAAAGCATATAGACCTTACTGTTCCTTCGACATCAAGAACTATAGCCCTTCCTGCCGGCTGCCAGAAAGTAATCAGACTTGAGTATGCCGAGACAGGCCAGAAAGTTCCCTATATTCCTGATGATATGTTTTTCCAGGCCGCAGGTATAGAAGCTGGAACTACGGTTTATGGTTGGGGATGGGAAGATGGAAAGATTTATATCTTTCCTCAGATTACTACGGAACTTACAGATTATTTACGATTATGGTATTTGCCTAGAGCCACTACTTTAGCAGACCTTCCAGATGAACTCCACCCGTTGATTGCTGTGGAGACTATTATGTGTGGTCGAGAAAAGGATGAAAAAGTAGGTGCATCTTTAGAAATTAAACGTAATAGATATTATCAAGCGGCTTTGAAGTCAATTATTCTTAGCCAAACACAGGATCAGGAAGCTGGTGCTGAAGTAGGACGAGAGGAAAACTGGAGTTATTATTAATATGTTCAATGCTGATCACGCTTTTACAGTAGCAGATTTTAGTCTTGGACTAGATTTATCATCTACTCAGACTATTCTGGACAAGCGAGCACTTCGAGACTGTAAAAATTTTAACTTAAATCCAAATAGGGGATTGAGTAAGCGTAATGGTATTGCTTTAAAATATGCTACGGCCGCTATGGCTGCTACTCCAGTTAAGGATTTATTTGAGTATGAGGCTCCGAATGGAACTACTTATATTCTAGTTGCTATTGGACAATATATTAAATCCTACTACGGAGATACTTGGAATATTTTAAAGACATTTGCTACTGGTGGAAAACGATGCCAGTTTGTTAAGCATCAGGGAAATTGTTATATAGTTAATGGAATAGATAATAATACTAGACTTTATAATACTACAGCTTTCAATGTAGGCATACCTGTTCCTGCTGATGCTCCGACTGTAGCTTCTGGTGTTGCCGGAGCATTGAGTGGAAAATACAAAGTAAAATATTGCTATCGAAGATCTACTCCAAATGGATTAACTGGAAATCCATCAGCAGCTAGTGCTGAAGTTACTGTGGACTCTCAAAAAATAGATGTTACTGTAGTTCAGAGTTCCGATTCGCAAGTAGATAAAATACAAATTTATCGAACCTATAATTTAGCTCTAAGTGATACAGACCCAGGATTATACTTTTTTGTAGAGGAAGTTGCAAATACTAGTGGTACTTATAGTCATGATACTGCTGATGCCGATCTTGGTATGCTAGTTGAAGATGATAATGATGCTCCCCCCAAAGCTAAGTTTAGTTGTTTATATAAAGATAGGGTTTTCTACGCAAATTTTCCTGATGTAACAGACGGTAAATCTAAGATTGTTTATAGTAAGATTGGAAAAGGAGATGCTGTTCCTGCTCTTAATTATGAGTTTTTTGATCGTGGTGATGGTGAAGAAATAACTGGTATTACTAGTTTACCAGATTTTTTTATAGCATTTAAGAAAAATAAAATGCTTATCATTTCTGGAGATTTTGCTGAAAAAAAACAGATAGCTCCTCTACATGGAATAGGCTGTGTTGCTTCTTGGGCTATTATTCAAATGGAAAATAGAATTATTTTCTTGGCAGAGGAGGGATGGAAATCAACTGATGGAATTAGTATTTTTGATTTATCTCTACGAATAAATGAAATATTCAGGGCTGGATATGTAAGTATTAATGAAATAGAAAACTATTCTGCTATATTTTATCCAGCTAGACAGCATTTTCAATTTTTGATTAATCATTCTGTGTCTAGTTTAAGACGAGTAATGGTTGGTCATTTTCTGGTTCCACTTTTATTTATTGATAGAGGAATTTCAGAGCAGACGTCAGAAAATTTAGTGGGATGGACTTATCATCAGTATGATTTTCATACTTTAACTTGTCTTGCTAGATATACAGATTCATCTGGAATTGCTCGAATAATGGCAGGAACTAGTGATGGTTATATTTATGATCTTGATACAGGACTAGATGATGATGGCTATGATATTTCTTTCTGCATTGAGAGTGGTTGGTTACTTTTAGGAACTAAGGAAAGTGTTGTTCATACATTGCGGAGGATTGTTTTGAGTTATGGAACTTCTAATGAAGATGATTTTACTTTTAGAATAACGACTGATTTTATGCCAGATAACGATGAAACAAATCTGCGTGGAATGAATACCGCTTTTTGCGGAGCTTGTTATTGTGGACTTACTTACTGTGGAATAGATTTTGGTCAGCGAGAGGAAATTATTTATAATGCTGTAGGCTCTAGATTTAAATATGCTATTTATGGAACAACTCAACAAGATTTGAATATTCAATCCCTTACATTTTGTTCTCGAATTGAGGGAGTAAGGTAATGTCTGTTAAAGATATAAATGTGGGCTATCGAACTAGAGATAGACAATTAAATACAGTTATTCAACTTGTTCAAGATAAAGTTAATGAGGTAATTGATTTTGCTAGTAACATAACTTTAAGCCAGCTCAGCTTTGTGCCTTTTGTTATAGCTTCTGACGATCTTGATGATATTGCAGATGGAGCTTCTTATTCAAGGATATTGAGTAGTGCGGCACAAGATGGCCTAGTTCTTTTAAGCCAGGCAGTAGGCAATATTGATAACATAGGCGATGGCACTACTTATAAAAAAGTTTTAGCAACGGATATTTCAGCGGGGCATATTCTTTTATCTTCTGTAATTGGAACTCTTGATAATGTAGCTGATGGTTCAAGCTACGGTAAAGTAGCCATAACCGATATTCAGGCTGGACATATCCTTCTTGCGACAGCAGTCGGCAACCTGGACAACATCGCTGACGGCTCAAACTATGGGAAGGTTGCGCTAACATCTATTAGTGCTGGCAAGATCATAGTGGCTGGTCTTGATTCTGGTGTTACTGCCCGCATGTTCCTTGATGGTACAACGAAGACGAACATCGAGGCCTGGCGTCATGCCTCGGATGTGACTTTAATAGATGGCGGGGATATCTATACCAGGTCTGTTACTGCTGTTAAATTAGACATAGCAACAATA